TGGTACTCCGATGCTATATGCTCCTAAGAAAATGGTTCGCTTTGTAAATATTGGTAGAGAACTTTAATAAATTCTATTCATATTGCAATAAAATTAAGGGTTCTCGAGAAATCAAGAACCCTTTTTTAATAAAATTTTAAATTATATCGACATGACAAAAATTAGAACAAGTTTATTACACAGAGCTAACAGAATTGTTACTTTTGGAAATTTAGGTAACGTTAAGTTTGACGAAAACTGTGAATCTGAAGTTAATTCTGAAATAGTTGAACAGATTCAAGCTTTAGATGCTTCTATAGAATTAGTAGATTCTAAAAAAATAGAAAATATTAAAGTAAATGGAGCAGAAGAAATTAAAGCAGCTGAAAAACAAGCTGTAGAAGACACTAATAATTCTTCTGATGATAAAACAATCAAAGAAGAAGCTGATTTGTCTAAAATGACTCTAAAGCAGTTACAAGAAGTTGCAAAAGAAGCAACATTGCCAGATGCTGAATGGAATAAATTAAACAAAACGCAAATTATTGCATATTTAGAAGAAAAACTTTCAGCTGAATAATTATGCCACAATTAATTTTTAATACGAAGTTCAAGAAAAATGAGGGCTTAGTTATAAGTCCTCAAGAACTTCTTGACTTATACTTTTATGGTATTCCTATACGAGAGCCAAATGGTGGAGTTATGCCTATGAGTACAATAAAACAATTTATTCTTGCTGCTCAAGACGAAGTTGAAAAATGGCTTGGTATTAAATTAATAAGACAGACTATTCGTGAAGAGAAAGATTTTCAAAGAAACGATTATTATAGCTGGGGATATATAAGAACTACATATCCTTGCGTCGAGCCAATAGCTTTAGATGGATATATAGGTTTAACTAAACAAATATCATATCCAAAGGAATGGTTAAGTGCTAGAAAAACTAGTGATGGTGAGCTTTATCATAGACACATATATTTAGTACCTTCAACAAATTCACCAACAAGTCACCAAGTAGTATATACAGGTGCTTCACCTCATTTGTCACTTATGGGAAATGCTCAAGTACCTAATTATTGGCATTTAGAATATGAAACAGGTTTCTGTAAAACACCTAACGATTTACTTAATTTTATAGGTATGTTAGCTGCAATTAATTTATTCCATATAATGGGAGATTTGATTCTTGGAGCAGGTATTGCTTCTCAATCAATAGGTATAGATGGATTAAGTCAATCAATTAGTACAACCTCTTCAGCTACAAACGCTGGATATGGAGCTAGAATAGATGGATATTTAAAATCTATAAATGGAACACCTTCTTCTCCAGGTTTAAAAGATAGATTATATAATTATTATAAAGGTTTTACAGTAAGTTCATTCTAATATGGCTAAACAAGTTCAAATACAAGAAGCTCCTAATTTAATATCTACACCAGATGTTTATTTTAAGAAAAATGAATTTGAAGCAGCAATATTCAAACAAGGTTACGATGTAATTTTAGAAAAAGCTTTAAGATGTCCGTGTAAATCTCATGGAGCAGATAATCTTTCAAACTGTAAAAACTGTGGTGGTTCAGGTTGGTTATTTATCAATCCAATAAAAACAAAAGCTCTTATACATTCACAAAATCAATCTACTAAATTTAAAGAATGGTCAGAAGAGAATGTTGGTAATGCTAATATAACAGTTAGAGATGTCGATAGATTAGCTTTTATGGATAGAGTAACTGTTCTTCAAGGTGAATCAATACATACTCAGACAGCATATCCTAATAAATATAAAAATATATTATTTTCGTTTTTAGACTATAAACCAAAAGAAGTAACTGAAGTTTTTTTATTTAGTTCTGCTAACGATAAACTTATTCTTTTGCAAGAAAATGTAGATTATACTATAGATGATATGAAAATCATTTTAAATAATGATTTTAGCATGATAGAAAATTTAACAATATCATTAAGATATATTCATGCGCCACAGTATCATATTATCGATGTAAGAAGAGATGTAATGGTTTCTACTACTTTTGAAGTAGGTTTTGGTAAAACAAAATCACAAATGCCAATTTCAGCTATAGGTAGAAGAGCTCATTATGTTTTAGATAAACAAAATTTTAATTCAGATTTAATATTTGATAATTCATACAAAGAAGAAACTTGTAAAATAAAAGATAATTCGTGTAATAAATGATTGGACCAATTCAAATAGATTTAAGCGATTTACAGCAAGAATTCGCTCTTAAAGAAACTCAAGTTGAAGAGTTGGGTATTACATTAGTTAATGCAATAACTGATAGAATATTCAATAATTGGCGTGTTTCTGCTATGAATGGACTTCATTCTACACGTAAAGCTTATATTAATGCTTTAAATATAGGAGAAATAACTCCTACAAAAAAATATATTCAACTTACTGGTGCTTGGCCTAATATGATTGAATCTGGTTTTAATGCTTACGATATGAAACCAGGAATGTTAGCGTCACCAAAAGCTAAGGTAACTAAAAAAGGAACTAAATTTATTACTATACCTTTTAGATGGGGTACTCCAGACGCAATTGGTGAATCAGAAGTATTTGCTAATGTAATGCCAAGAGAAATCTATGATTTAGCTAAAAGATTATCTCCCACTAAAACTAATATAAATAAAATAAGAACACAAAGAGGAGGTTCTTTATCTGCAAATGTTTTACCAGCGCAGTATCAAATACCAAAATCAAGAGCTGCATTTTCAGATTTGAATACAAGAACTACATATCCTCAATATACACACAAAGGCTCTATATATGAAGGTATTATAAGAAATGAAAAAACTTATGAAAATGCAACACAAAGTACTTATGTAAGTTTTAGAAGAGTTTCAGAAAAATCTGACCCGATGTCTTGGATTCATAAAGCACAAGCTGCTAAGAATTTTGCAGAACAAGCTATGAAAAAAACAGACGTGCCTATGATAACAGATAGAACTATTGACGCATTTTTATTAAACGCTGGATTTTAAGATATGAGTGGAATAAATATACCAGAAGTTAAGATTTTAGAAATCATAGAAACAGCTATTAAAGTTGTAGAAATTGATTGGAATCAAACTGTAGATAAAGAAAAAACTTTATTATACAGAATATTTGGAAATAATCAAGTTGGTAAGTTTAATTTTTTTGAACAAGCACAAGATATTTTTCTTAGAGGTAATGAGCACCCTAGAAAAATAGCAGTAAGAATGATGTTCGATGCTCAAAGAGCAAATTTACCAACAATACATATTTCTATGCCTTCAGAATCTAATGGTTCTGATGGTTTAGGCGTAGATGAAGGTTATCAAGAAGATATAGTAGATACTGAAAACAGAGAAGTTATTAAAACTTATACACGTATGTTTGATACACAATATAACTGTATAATAACTTCAGATAATTCTACAGAGGTTCTTTGTATATATCATTTAATAAAATCTGTGCTAATAGGAATATTTGATAGCATAGAATTTTCTGGAATTAGAAATCCTAAATTATCTGGGCAAGATTTACAGATAAATAGCGATATTGTGCCCCCTCATATATTTACAAGGGGTATAGGTATAAGTTGTTCTTACGAACAGACAGTACCATCAATACAAAAAGAAAAGTTTATTAATACGTTTAAACTATTATATTGCATACATTCAGAATAAAATTTTAAATTTGTAATCAAATGACAGTAGAACAATTCATACAAGATTTTGGCTTTTCAGAAAGAGATTCTTTTTCTGCTATAAAACTTTATAGCGGACAAGAAAAAACTAAAGAAGAGTGGATTAAGGAATTAAAAGGGAAATTTAATTTTTCTTTCACTGATAAAAAAAGTAATAATTCACGTCAACAAAATAAAGATAAATAATGGCAACAGTAGTAACATTTGGAAATCGTAATATAATCGAGCCAGGAGTTTATTCTCAAATTAAAGCTAATGTAAACGCTAATCCAATTCCATTTTCAGCTGGAAATGTTTTAATTATAGATACAGGTGAAGGTTCTGGATTCGGAGGTGGTTCTGGAATAAATGGAGAACTATCTAATAATTTAGATTCTGTATACGCTTTTGATAGTTTATCTGAATTTAGACAATTTGTAAGAGGTGGTTTACTTTGGGATTTAGCTGAATATCTATTTATACCAGTTAATGGTGCGCAAGGTGCTCCAAGAATTTATATCGTAAGAGCTGCAACTACAGCTTCTGCTACAATTAGTTATAATTTTAACGCTGGACCTAATGGTGGTATATTTAAAGTAAAATGTAAAAATGAAGGTACTGCAGGTAATGGACAAACTGCTGGAGGTACTGATAATAAAGTAAGAATCGGGTACGCCGCTCATTTAAAACAAGGTGTCATAAATAATACAAAATATTATTTAGAATTCACAGAAGGAACTTTTAAAGGTTTTGACAACGATTTAGACCCTTATGATGGACAAGATATTTTACTTTGTAATCCTATTATAATTGCACGTTCACCAGAATTCAGTTCTTTATCTGAATTAATATCATGGGCTAAAAATGATTATTCTTTTAATGCTCGATTTGAATTAGATGCTACTACAGCAGTAGTAGGAGATGGTACTTTAATTGCTGCAGATTATACTGCTAATAATTCATTAAATTTAGCTTCAGGTGGAACTGAAACATTCTCGCCAGCTGATTATGATAAAGTACTTTCTACTATAGGTGAAGTTGACTATTCATTTGTTCTTTCTTTAAAGAACGCTGCTAATGCTATGGGTGCTGAAAATACGAAGCTTTTATATCATATAACTCAAGAAACAGAATTCAAAAAATTTATGTTTGTTGGAGGTGGTAACAATGAATTACAATTTAATCAAGCTGGAGGTTCTATTGAAATAGCTCAATTCTTTGATTCTGCTAATGCTATTGTATGTCATTCAGGTTTTAAAGAAAAAATGAGTTTTTCAGCTCAAAAGAAAATAAAATCTTCTTTATATCATGCAGCTTTAGTTTGTGGAAGACTTGCTGGTTTACAGCCTCAAACTTCTGGAACATTTAAAACTTTAAGAGCAAAAGAATGGAATCATCAACTTACTCAATCTCAGAGAGAAATTGCTTTGCAAGCTGGTGTATTACATAATAGATATGTACCTAATTTAGGTTATGTAATTAATCAAGCGATAAATACATTACAGAAAAATACACAAATGGTAAATCCAGATGGTACTTCTTCTGAAATATCTATTATGCGTATAGCTGAACAGCTTAATAAAGAATTAGTTTTAAATATGAGACCTATATTTGTAGGACAAAATTTAAACACTGCTTCGCCTGCAGATATTAAAGCTTGGATTGAAGGTTATTTAACTTTTAAAACAGCAACTAGAACTCAAGATAATTTAATTATAAGATTCGAAAAAGTATCTGTTAAGCAAACTCAAGATTATTACGAGATAAGCTATTGCTTCGTTCCTAATAGTCCTCTTAATAAGTTATTCATAACCGGATTTATTTTAGATGCAAATTTAACAGCATAAAAATTTAACAAATGGCACAAAAAGTTTTAACAGCACCACTTGCAATTATAAAAGTCGATGGTATAGCCGTTGGCAAAATGAAAAATATAAGAATACAAGAAACTATCAGAAGAGGTAGAGTATCTGGTTTAGGTCAACTAACACCCGATGAATTACCTGCTTTAGAATGGTCAGGTACTCTTTCTTGTGGATTTTATAATATTCAGTTTGATAAATCACAATTACCAAAAGCTATTGTACGTAAAGTAAATACGCTTGACGAATTTGTAGATACAGTTCTTTTACAAGAGAATGGTGTTCAAGTTGATATTATGAAAAAGGTAGCAGCTGCTGGTCCCGACCCTGTAACAGGAATTATTCCTTCTCAGTTAGAGATTTTTGCTTCTATAAAAGGTTGTTTTATAACACGCGAAGGATTTGATATTCAAGAAGGACAAATATCTGGAAAAGATGCTGACTTCGATTATACAACTCCTGTATTATTTCCACTGTAATTAATTATATAATAATATGGACAAATCAATTAAACTTAAAGTTCTCGGAAAAGATTTTATGGTTAAATACCCTAATGTTGGGCAAGTATTAGATATTGAATCTTTAAAATCTGCTCTTACAAATGGTGCTTATGGCGATTTAGTAAGAATGAATACTGTAACTTCAAATCAAGCTTTAGATATTGCTGATACTATTGCTACATTTTCAATATTAATTCCAGATATTAAAGAGGTTATAGAAGTTAAAACATATACTGAATTAGACCCTTTTGTAGCTAAGAAACTTGTAAATGCGTATAAAAAACAATTCTTTCCTTGGTATAATGAAATAAACAAGGAATTACAAAACTTTGGTAATGAAGACGAATAAAAAAAAAGTTTTGGCGATGAGTTAAAGGATTTTATCTTAAGATGGAATCAGTTATACCCATTTGATTATCTTTATCGTAAGAAATACAATATACCATTTGGAAGTCCTGAGCACAGGGCTTCCAGTTTTATTTTAATGGCTTCAGATTTGAAAGAAGATAAAATGATTAATGAGTATATTGAAGAAATGAAAGCTCGTAAAGAAGGTTTATCTATTCATAAATCTAAATCAATGTCGCAAAAAGAAATAGATGAAGATTTTGACAATTTAGATATTAACTCTTTTAATACTCATATAGAAAATGTCGAATAGAAATACAAGAATAGACGTAGAAGTAAATACTCAGAATGCAAGAAATCAGCTTAGAGAGCTTGCAAATGAAACTTCACGTATAAACAATCAAGTAAATTCAACAAGTACGTCTACGGCGTCTTCTGGTAATTCTAGAACGCAAGACGTAAATCAAACAATAAATCTTTTAAGACAACAGTCTGCAGAAAGAGAAAGACAGATTAGAGAGCAATTTAATTCTTTGCGAAAAGCTAATATATCTGAATATGAAGAGTTTGCTCAAAAACATAAAGCAGGTAAAATATCAGATGATGATTTTAACGAATATAGAAGAGGTTTTTCAGAAAATCAAATAGATTCTTTTGGCGATGAAAGACAAGAGCTTTCAGAAAATCAAAACAGAACTAACGAATTAATTCAGGAGTTAATTGATAGACAAGACGAAAATACACGTGCTGAAATAGTAGCTTCTCAAAGAGATAATTCTGAGCATTCAGGTGGAGAAGGTATTCTTAAAAAATTATTTGGGAAACGTTCTGAATTAATGGAGTCTCGATTAAATGCTACTTCTGAATCTGAACTTAAAGATATTAATAAACAACTAGACAAAGTAAACAAAGATATTATAAAACGCTCAGGTGGCGGTAATAGAATAGCTGACACAGTTACTGAAGGTGGAAATTTAGCATCTTCTGTAATGTCTGGAGGCGGTGGTCAAGCTGCTTTAGGTATGTTAAGTAAAGCAGGTCCTTGGGGTATGGCTGCCGCTGCAGTTATTGGAGCTGCATTTGGTGGTATAATGTTAGGAAACGCTAGAGATAAAACAATTTCTAATCTTACTTCATATAGAGCTCTTGGCGATAGAGATGTAGTTAATCAATCTATAAAAGATACCGATTATACCAGATATGGAATGGAAGATGCTGAAGAGTTTATTAATAAAAGAAAAGAACTTTTATTAGCAAGCGGAAGGTATCAAGGCGGTTCTGTTGAAAACACAATGGATGCTGTTAGATTAGAAAGAGGTTATGGGATTGAAAATGTTGCTGGATTATCTTCTTTAGAAAGACAAGACAAATATGCAAAAAGTACTTCAGATAATATCTTAGAAATGCTTAATGTATTATCAGCAATTAGAGATGGTTCAATTTCAGTAGATGATTTAACATTAGCTAATGAAAAAGCTGGATTAATGAATCGTTTACAATCCGGTCAAGTTTCAAGGCAAGAGCAATTTGACAATCGTCAAATTTTAGGTTTAATGACAGCATTTGAAAAATTAGGTGGTGAAGGTAAAGACCAAAGAGCTGGTGATTTTATAGAAGGTACATTAGGCGCTATGCGAGAAGGTGGTAATCAAAATATGATGCTTCTCAAACACCAATTTGCTATGGATGCTCACCCTGAATTAGCTAACGACCCTGCTGCATTAAGTAGAATTATAGAAGAAGGTAACGACCCTGCATATATAACTTCGTCTCTTAAAGGTTTGAATAGAATGTTTGGCGGTAATAAACAAGCTAAATATTTTGGTTTTAAAGAGTTTTTTCAAGGTTCAGGTTTAACTGCTTCAATGAGAGAAAAACTTATGGAATTGTCAAACAATCCAGATGCTCTTCAGAATATTATGGGAGTAGGGTTAGGTAATACTGGAGCTTTTAATCAAAGTAATGCAGATTCTTACGCTTATGATAAGACTCAAGGTACAGAAGAAGCTTGGGGTGTAGTTAAAAAAGAAATTAGTAATATAGGTGATTGGTTTAAAGAATTTTTCAGAGACCCTGTTGATGTTAATATCAAAAATGCTGATAAAAACACAAAATCAAGTAGTACTATAGATAATAATAAAGTACATAAATAATGCAGTATATACGTATCTATTATAGGAATCCAGATATTACTTCAATAAAAAAATTATTTGAAGAAGAAAAAATAGTGAATATTTCAATTTCTGATTTTTTAGAAATGGAAGACCCATATAAGAAAAAGAAAAATAAAGATTCTTTATTTGAAGCTTATACAGAACAGCAAAAAAGCGACTTAGGTTTAAATTCTTCAGATGATATTAAAGAAACAACACCAATATATCCTCCAGCAGTTTTATATGTGAATGTAGAAAATGCTACTATTGATATTTTAAAAAACGATTCAAAGTTTATTAAAAGAGAAGATTATAGAGCTTTTTTAGATAAAGAAATAGAAAAAATTGTTAACAATGAAGGATATACAAAGTTTGATGTTATAAAAACATATCCACAAGCTAATTTTTGGGTTTGGTGTAAAGCTATTGAATATTTTGAACATAGAAAACTTGAAATTGGCGGAACTATTCTTAATTTTTCAGATTTTATACAAAATATGAAAATCTCTCTTACAGAAACTGGTGGTAATTTTACTATAACAATACCCTCAATACCTGCAGGTAAAAGATTGTTTTCTAATCCAAACGACCCTAACGATATAGCAGATTTTGAATCTTGGGATTTTACAGATAGTCAAACGCAAAAATATGAAACTGAAAATGGTACTGAAAGAGTTATAAGAACTACATTAGATTTAGACGAAAGTGAAGCTGGAGTAATAATACAAGGACGTTCAAAGAATAGTAACATAAAAAGAAAATATAGATACATACCAGAAACTCGTTCTTCTAATTTTCCTCTTCTTAGTTTAAATACTAATGATATAGTTTTTTTAAAATTTGAAAGACTTAATTTAGAAGAAAATTCACCAGAAAATGGTTTACTTATAAACAATGATAAATTGCCTAATGAAGTTTTTGATTTAATAGGTTTGATTGATAATGTTACTGTAGAAGCTAATAATAGTGAAGTGAATGTTACTATAACTGGTAGAGATTTAACTAAACTTATATTAGATGATGGTTCTTTTTTCTTTTTTAATTCATATTCAGCACCACAATCTCAATCGGGAGTATTTACAAATGCTAATGAGAATCAAGGCGATGGAACAAGTACTCTAAATAAATTATTAGCTGGCAACGTTGATTCTGCAGGGAGATTTTTTGGTAATGGTTCTGGTCATGGTTCTGGAATTATTATGCCTTGGTTCAACCCGTCAGCAAGAACTATAGGTAGTGTTTTAGATGTACTTATAAAACAGTTAGCAAATATTCAAATATGTCCAGATTCTTTATTTGAATATTATGGAGATAGAAGAACAAGATTTACTAAAGAAACTATAACAAAAAAGGAATAATATGTCAAAATACGTAGGAGTAGTTTTTCCTGTAAAAATAGTACCAGATTCTTATTTTAATAAAGTAACAGATATTTTTGGAATAAGAAAATGGAGAAAAGAAAAATATGGTGGTACTGGAATGCATTCTGGTATTGATTTAGGTACACCTCTTGGAACTTCAGTTAAGTCTCCATATAGAGGTATAGTAACTAGAGTATCTTATGAAGTAAAAAATGCAGGTAATGTATTAAAAATAAAACATGATGATGGATTTGAAACTCAATATTTGCATTTACAATCAATACTTGTTAATGAAGGTGACGAAGTAAAATCTGGGCAAAAAGTAGCTTTAACTGGTAATTCTGATGGAAATACTGAACGCTCAACTGGTCCACATTTACATTTTGAAGTACACGTAAATAGTAAAAAAGTAGACCCAGCACCTTATTTATATGGATATTCGTTAGAGGATGGGCGAATAATCAATGGTAAACAGCAATTCGTACCAAGTAAAAATACAGTTTTTGATAAAAGAGCTATTGCTAATCTTAATGATGTTAAAATAGATGGGAGCAAAATATCTTCTAAACAAACTGAAAACGCAAATACAATAGTTAATGTATGTAAAGATTTAGGCGGTTCTAAAAGAGATGCTATTATAGCAATAGCTACAGCTCTTCAAGAAAGTAGACTTATGAATCTTAACTACGGAGATAGAGATTCTGTAGGTTTATTCCAGCAAAGAACTTCTCAAGGTTGGGGTAGTATATCGCAAATTACTAATCCTACATATTCTGCTACTGCTTTTTTTAATGGTGCTGGAACAAACAAAGGACTATTTGACTATAAAGGTAGAAATTCAGTTAGTATTGCGAAAGCTGCACAGTGGGTTCAAAAATCTGCTTATCCAGATGCTTATGCTAAATGGGAAGATGAAGCTACAAAAATAGTTGATTATTTATGGGGAGATATAGTAGATTCTTTTTTAAATGAATATGCTACTGAGTCTGATAAAAATACAAGAGAAGAAGTAAAGATAGAAGATTATTTAGCTTCAGGTATTTGGCAAATAATAAAAGTAGTTATAGACCCAGAAGTAGTTGATAAACAGATTAACGACGCTACTATAGCATTTACTCAAGGTAGTTTATATAATTTTTTTGAAAAAGTTTGTCAAAAACCATTTGTCGAATTTTGGGGTGATACCTACGGGGACCAATATTATTTTATTATTAGAAAACCTCCTTTTACAAGAAAATCATTTTTATCTTTAAAAACTATTAATATTTCTGAAAGAGATGTTATAAGCGATTCAATTTCTTGGAGTAACGATACAATTTATTCATGGTATCAATTAAATCCAAATGGAAATTATATTGGAGCAAATGAATCTCTTTATACTTATTTAACTGCAGTATTTTTTCCTGAGTATGCTGAAATATGGGGTTCTAGACCTCTATCTATAACGTCAAATTATATAACTTTTATAAAAGAAACAGATAATGTTCAAATGGAAGCTGTATTACAAGATTTGAAGTTTTTAATAGATATTCATTCGTATCTTCCGTTTACAAGACAAGGGACAATTACAATAAATGGAGATAGACGTATAAAAAGAGGCATGAGAATTCATTATTTACCAACAGATGAATATTTTTATGTTGAATCTGTTTCTAATGATTTTACAGTAAATGACGGCGTTATAGAAAGAACTACTACTTTACAAGTATCTCATGGTATGGTAAGAGAACACGCTGAAATAGAAATTGAAGATGAGCATACACCTTCTTATTTCAATTTAATTAATTACGGAGATAATCTATATAATGTAAAAGATAAAAATAAACAGTTAGAAGCTTTACCTAAAAATGCTGATGTTAAAATAGAAAATCACTGCGCTTATTTTAATCAAGATAAACATACTTTTTCTTACGATGATATTGACGAAGGTACAGGTTTATATCTAAATTCTGGAAATATTTTTTTAGGTGCTGATAAAGTTAATTCAAACGAAGAGCTTAAAGTAACAAAGAATATAGTAGATGATAATTTTAATAACTGCAAAAGAATTGCAGAAGTTGCTTTTAAATATAAATCTTTAATATTTGAAATTATAGGTAATACAGACAGTGTAGATACAAACGATTATAATATTAAACTTGGAAATAGAAGAGCAAACACTATAAAAAGTTTAATTATTCAGTATTATAAAGAACTTTATAATCCTTCTGAATCTGAATTAAAAAACTTAAATTCAAGATTTGAAATAAGAACTTTAGGTGAAGGTAAACCTGTTTCAGATAATAAAACACCTCTTGGTAGATTAAGAAATAGAAGAGTAGATGTTTATATAAAAGGAGATTATGATATTAATAAAAAATTTGAGCAAAAAAAATCTCAAGTTAATAAAAAATTACAAGCTCCTAAAGAAGGTAACTGGCATGTTAATCAAGATGTGTTTTTATTTTTTATGCGAAGAAAACAATTTATGAATATTTATTAATATGATAGAGCAGACTATAAAACCAGTAGAAATTCCAAGCGGTAATGAAGCTGCAGGTTTAGGATATATAACTATTCCTAATATAGAAGATATTGACAGAGAACAATTTATAGAAGATTGTTATCGTTCACATTCAGTGTGTATTTATGGTGGTATACATTATGGAT